AATAGCTGCTATATCATTAGGATATGGCACTAACAATGCAATTGAGGAATTTGATGTAACATTTAATTATCAGTACTTTGATACAAATACAACTACTTAATATTGGTATAAATATTATTAATATTAATAGAGGAAAATATTATGGCTGAACTATTTGGTTTTCAGATAACGAGAGTTAAAAAAACTGAAGACCCTAAACAATCGTTCACAACAGCCCAGGCGGATGACGGAACACAAACCGTCGCCGCCGGTGGTTACTTTGGTCAGTACCTTGACATGGAAGGTACTGCCAAATCTGAAGCAGACCTCATTCGTAGATATAGAGAAATTTCTTTACATCCTGAATGTGATATGGCTGTCGAAGATATAGTAAACGAAGCTGTTGTTGCAAATGAACTTAAAGAACCTGTAAGAGTAAACACAGAATTTTTACCTTATGGTAAAGATATTAGAAGAAAAATTGAAGAAGAATTTTCTGGTATCTTGAAACTCATGAATTTCAATACAAAAGGACATGACATCTTTAGAAGATGGTATGTTGATGGTCGTATATACTATCAAAAAATTATTGATAGAAAATCACCTATAACAGGTATTACAGAACTAAAATATATCGACCCTAGAAAAATTAAAAAGATTAGAGAAGTAAGAAAGAAAAGACCTGAAGGTGCAACAGGAAATCTAGATATTGTAGATGAATATGTAGAGTATTACTTATTTAACGAAAAGGGCGTATCGGGTACAACATCTGGCGGTGGAGTTAAAATCGCACCTGATACAATATCATTTTGCCCTAGTGGTCTAGTAGACCAACAAAAAAATATTGTTATGTCTTATTTACATAAGGCAATCAAACCTGTCAATCAGCTCAGAATGATAGAGGACGCTGTTGTAATATACAGAATTGCAAGGGCGCCAGAAAGAAGAATATTTAAAATAGATGTAGGTAACCTACCAAAAGTTAAAGCAGAACAATATCTAAGAGATGTTATGGCAAGATATCGTAACAAATTAGTATATGACGCTTCAACTGGTGAAATTAGAGATGATAGAAATTATATGTCTATGCTCGAAGATTTTTGGTTGCCGTCAAGAGAAGGTGGTAGAGGAACTGATATCTCAACATTACCAGGTGGACAAAACTTAGGTGAAATTGCTGATATCGAATATTTTCAAAAGAAACTGTATCGTTCATTGAATGTTCCTGTAAGTAGATTAGAATCTTCACAAGGGTTTAACTTAGGTCGTGCTAGTGAAATAACTAGAGATGAATTAAAATTTACTAAGTTTGTACAAAGATTAAGAAAGAAATTTACAGAGTTATTTAATGACTTGTTAAAGACACAGTTAATTTTGAAGAAAGTTATTTCTGAAGATGATTGGCATACAATTTCTCACAACTTACAATACGATTTCTTACAAGATGGTCATTTCGCTGAATTAAAACATGCTGAATTGATGAGAGATAGAATCGCATTAGTAAATGAAATGAGAGATATGGTAGGCAAATACTTTTCAGTAGAATACATGAGAAAGAATGTGCTTAAACAATCTGAATCAGAAATTCAAGAAATGGATAAACAAATCAAACAAGAAATTGATGATGGTATTATTTCATCTCCGTTTGCACAAGCAGACCAAGATGATGATACCCCAATTTAATAGGAGATAATTATGACAGAAGAAGTAAAAACTTTTATTGACCAACTTGCAACAGGTGATAATGCAAATGCTGGTGAAGCATTTAAAACTGCATTAAGAGCTAAGGTTGCTAGTGGACTAGACGCTAAAAGAAAAGATATGGCAGGACAAATGTTTAATACTGCTCAATCTATTCCTACAGAGGCAGAAACTTTTAGTGACCCTAAACCAGAAATTGCTGTACCAGGAACATTTGAACAAGATGGTTCTGTATCAACAGCAAAAGATGGTTCAGTAGATATAGATTTAACAACAGATGAAAACAAGTAATATATTTGAAGACTTTAATGTAGTCGATTCATCTGCTTATAAATCATTGTCGCCTAAAATGAAAAAGGCAGTCAATGAGTTTTATAAGATGTTAGATAATAGACATGATAATGGAAGTTATCAAGATGATAACTTTTGTGAAAATATAGAGGATTGTGTGAAGACAATTGTTTCTTCACATGATATAACAAAAGAAACATTGTTAGATTACATAGAATTAGAAGTAAGAGAACAATTAAAATTAGAGGTGTAAAGAAACTATGGCAGTAACAACTAAAATATTAGCAGATACTAAAACACATGCCAAAGTATTACTCACCTGGAACGCCGACGCCGCTACAACAGCTGCAGCCGTAGACGCTTCAGGATTGAGTGGACATACTAACGGCGCTAAACTTCACATTACAAACATTGTATATGGTGTAGGTTTAGGAGAATGTAAATTAGAATTTAAAGGCGCTTCAGCTGATGTTGAGGCAATAAACTTATGTGGTTCAGGACATTACTATGGCGCTGTAATTAAAAATACAGCAACTAATACAGGTGCAACTGGTGGAGACATTGAGGCAATTACAACTAATGCTTCATCTGGTTTTGCATTATTGACACTACAAAAAGTAGACATGGGCGAAAATAGTTAATAGGAGTTAAATTATGGCAGATATAACATCAGTACAAACAATTGCTGATATAGCAGGTGTCAAACATGTTAGTAAAATGACTAACATATCAGATGGCACTGGTGAATCATTAGTTACGAAGATTGACGCTTCAAATACTAACGCAATGACTGAAGACGCTACTAAAGTACTTGCAAGAATATGGTATTCTATTAACACAACAAACAGTAATGCTGGTGTTGAGTTATTGTGGGGAGGAACAACCAATTCAACAATGGTTGTGCTTAACGGTCAAGGTCATTGGGATTTAAGAACATTTGGTGATGGCATTGTAAACAATGCTACAATACCAACAGGTGATGTGTTATTAACAACTAGAAATTTTGTTTCTGGTGATAATTATACTATATTAGTAGAATTTAGATAAATTTGTGCATTTAAAGTACAACTTTGTATAAATAGTATATAACAAAAGAGAGAGTACACTAATGAAATTAATTTCAGAAGAAGTATCAACTGCCGAGTATCTTGTAGAAGAAGACAAGAACGGCAAGAAAGAGTACAAGATTAAAGGTGTTTTTTTACAGTCTAACATCAAGAATCGTAATGGGCGAGTATACCCTAAAGATATCTTAATGAAAGAAGTAACAAGATACAACAAAGAATTTATCAATAAAAATCGTGCATTTGGCGAGTTAGGACATCCTGACGGACCTACTGTTAATCTAGAAAGAGTTTCTCATATGATTAAGAAACTTTATCCAGATGGTGATAACTTTATTGGTGAAGCTAAAATCATGGACACGCCCTATGGTAAGATTGTAAAAGGTCTTATTGATGAGGGTGCTCAATTAGGAGTATCATCAAGGGGAATGGGTTCCATCATGCAAAGAAACGGCGCTAACTATGTGAAAGATGATTTCATGCTAGCTACTGCCGCTGACATTGTAGCAGACCCTTCGGCACCGGCCGCTTTCGTAGAAGGCATTATGGAAGGTAAAGAGTGGGTATGGGACAACGGTCTCCTTGTCGAGAAAGACATTGAGGCGTGGAAGATGGAAGTGATTAATACGAAGAAAAGACAACTAGAAGAAAAAAAACTAGAAATCTTTGATTCGTTTATTAGAAAACTATAATATTATAAATATTACCTGAACTCTTAAAAAAGTTTAGAAATTTATATTGTTATAACAATTAATAAGAGGAGATTTTCAATGGCAGAATCAGAAAAAATAACTGACGCTATCGTAGAAGCTTCAGCGAATCCAAACGCTGACGCTCCTAAAAAGAATGCTGTTGCAGCTGAACCTAGTCATCTTTCAAATGACGCTGAAGATTTAGGCGCACCTGTAGTTAAACCTACGGACAGTAATTCTGCTGACGGTACGAAGAAAGTTAAACAAGTTTCTGACACAGTATCTAAAAGTGCTCAAGTAGCTGGGGAACCATCACACTTGAAAGCTGGATATAGTGAAGAAACTGATTCTGAGGATGAGGTTGTTGAATCTAAAGAGAAAGATATCAAAAAAGATGTTGAAGAAGAAGAAGTAACAAAAGAAGGAATGAAGAAAAAATCTTTAAAAGCTTCTCATTGTGAAGAAACTGATTCATTAGACATCAAATCTGATATTGACGCTTTAGTAGGAGACGCTGACCTATCTGAAGAATTTAAAACAAAGGCTGCTACAATCTTTGAAGCTGCAATTACTTCTAAAGTAAAAGCAGAACAAGAGAGATTACAGTCTGAATATGATACTAAATTTGAAGAAGAAATCTCAAAATCTAAATCTGAACTAACTGAAAAAGTTGATTCATACTTGAACTATGTTGTTGAAGAATGGATGAAAGAAAATAAGTTAGCACTAGAAAGAGGAATTAAGGGCGAAATCGCTGAAGACTTCATTGGTGGACTCAAAAAATTATTTGAAGACCATTATATTGATGTCCCAGATGAGAAATATGATGTTCTTGAAGACCAAGCTAGTAAGATTGAAGAAATAGAGAAAAAACTTAACGAAGAAATAGAGAAAAATATTGAAATGAATAAAGTTAATGGTTCTTATAAAAGACAAGAAATCATTGATGAAAATTCTAAAGACTTAGCTGATACAGCTAAAGAAAAATTCGATAGTCTCGTAGAAGGCGTTGAGTATTCTTCTGAAGAAGATTTTGCAAAAAAAGTAGAAACCATTAAGGAATCTTACTTTGGGCAAAAAGCTGAGAAGTCTGCTGATTCAGTAGACATAGATGATGTTGCGGTGGGCGGGGAGACTTCTAACGAAGACTTGTCGAATGCTATGGCTGCATATACCAACGCAATTAGTAAAACAAAAGATATGAAAATATCTAAGTAACTAAACAAAGGAGAGAAGAAGATATGTACTTATCGGAAACTTATGAAAAAAAATGGCAGCCAGTCTTAGACCATCCAGAACTTCCTGAAGTAAAGGATAGTTATAAGCGTGCCGTTACATCGGTAATCTTAGAGAACCAAGAAAGGGCTCTTAAAGAAGACCAAGCGTTTCTTGCTGAAACACCTACTAACTCTACAGGTAGTGGTGTAAGTAATTGGGATCCTATCCTAATTTCTTTAGTAAGAAGAGCTATGCCTAATCTTATTGCTTATGATATCTGTGGCGTACAACCAATGACAGGACCAACAGGTCTTATCTTTGCAATGCGTTCAAGATATACATCAATGAGTGGCACAGAGGCTTTATTTGATGAAGCTGATACAGACTTTTCTGGTCGTAATGCGACTGGTTCTGCTGTTGATGGTTTCTCAACTTCAGCTCACTCTGGAACTAACCCTGCTGTCTTAAATGACGGTTCACCTGGTACACACACAACTGGTACTGGTATGAGTACAGCTGCGGCTGAATCTCTAGGTGAAGATTCAGGTAATGCGTTTGCTGAAATGGCGTTCAGTATTGAGAAATCAACTGTAACTGCTAAATCAAGAGCGTTGAAAGCTGAATACACAATGGAACTTGCACAAGACTTGAAAGCGATTCATGGACTTGACGCTGAAACTGAACTTGCTAATATTTTATCAAGTGAAATTCTAGCTGAAATCAACCGTGAAGTAGTTAGAACTATCTACAAAAACGCTGAAAAAGGTGCTTCTGCAAATACTGGAACAGTTAATACAACTAGTGAAGGTATATTTGACCTTGATACAGATTCTAACGGTCGTTGGAGTGTTGAGAGATTCAAAGGACTTATGTTCCAAGTAGAAAGAGAAGCTAATGCTATTGCACAAAGAACTCGTAGAGGGAAAGGTAATATGATAATCTGTTCATCTGATGTTGCTTCTGCACTTCAAATGGCTGGTGTATTAGATTACGCTCCTGCGTTAAACAACAATCTAAATGTTGATGACACAGGTAATACTTTTGCTGGTGTTCTGAATGGTAAATATAAAGTTTATATTGACCCATATTCTGCAAATAACACTGCTAAACAATACTTTGTAGTAGGTTACAAAGGTTCTTCACCATATGATAGTGGAATGTTCTACTGTCCGTATGTACCACTACAAATGGTCCGTGCTGTTGGTCAAGATACTTTCCAACCAAAAATTGGGTTTAAAACCAGATATGGTTTACAAGCTAACCCATTTGCTGAAGCTGGAACAGGGGACGCTGCCGTTATAAACGGAAGTGGTTCTGCAAACGCTAACAGATACTACCGTAGAGTACAGGTTGCAAACTTAATGTAATCTTTACTTTAAATAGTAAACGAATTGGGGTAGAGAAGTCTACCCCTTTTCATTTTTGGGTTCTAAAACTTATATAAATAACTATATAATATTATAAATTATGGCATGTGAGATGATTAAAGAACACGAAATTAACAAACAGGATGACTTATTCATTAAGGGATATTATGCACCTGATGATGTTATAGACCCTGCTATTGCATGGGCTAATACTTTAGAATTGCAAGGTGGTTCTACCCTATCCTCTAGTACTGGTGAATTAGTAAAATGGGATGGTAATACTCATGCTCATAAAGAGTGTGTTGAAACTGATATACTTTGGCCTACTTTAAATGTTCCGGAAGTCCAGTGTCTACTAGATTGGATTCAATTTGCATTAGACCATTATACAGATTCATACCCTATGCTAAAAGAAGGTGGTGCATTTAAAATGGACCCTGGTTTTAATTATCAAGTATATCCAAAAGGTCATGCATATAATGGTTGGCACTCTGAAAGAGCTAGTATAGACTGCACGGAAAGAATGTTAGTTTGGATGATATATTTAAATGACTGTAAAGACGGTGGCGAAACTGCATTTTTATATCAGAAGTATAAAATGAAGCCAGAAAAAGGATTATTATTGTTTTGGCCTTCAGATTTTACACACACCCATAGAGGAATGCCTAGTCATAAAACAGAGAAACAAATATTTACTGGTTGGTATTCTTATGTTAAAAAAGGAGATATATTAGTATGGAATTAGAATTTAAAGAATTACTAGAAGAATATACTTTACACATTGAAGAAAAAGATGTGTTAAATTTTTGGAAAATGAGAAGAAGATTTCCTCATGAGTTTCATACACAGTCACCTAGTATAGAAGTTATAAACTCATATGATGGTGAATCTCAACAGAGAGGAATGTTTGATTCTGAAGGGTATTTGGAGTATTTTAAGATATTAGATTACTATGAAAAAGGTCATACAATTATCATGTCTAATGTTTTTGATTTAACTGAAGAATTAAGGCTGTTAGAAGGTGCAATATCAGATAGTTTTGCATTTTATCCTGTGTATGGTAATTTTTATGTGAGTAAAGAAGGTAAAGGTGGTTTTAAAAGTCATGACCACCAATATGATGTTTATGTAAAACAGATTTATGGTACCTCACATTGGGTTTTAAATGAAACTGAAGATGTTATATTGCCGCCTGGAGATGTATTATATATACCTAAAGGAACTAGACATTATGTAAAATCAACAGATGGTCCTAGACTATCACTAACAATTAATATGATATGATAATAGATAAATCAATATATCCTTGGTTACTTAATCGAATGTATAAAGATAAAACTCATACGAAAGTGTATGGTCAATATCCTGTAGGAATTAGATTACATTTAGGAATCGTAGATAACCATGAAGAAATGAAAAAGGCATATGAAAGTAATGATGAGTTTTATGTAGATGATTATATGAAACAAAAAGTTAGTATTAAAGATTTGCGACAAAATATGAAAA